AAGATAATGACGAAGGTTAATTACAAATACAATGAGGGTAATGCACTTGCTGAACTCGCAGGGTATATTGACTCCACTTATGATGAACACTATAGCAAGAACAAGTTTCAAGCTACATAGTTCATCATTGACGGGGGCCATGGTGAAGGTTTTTGTATCGGCAACATCATGAAATACGCACAACGATACGGAAAAAAGAACGGTAAAGACAGAAGTGACTTGCTTAAAGTGATTCACTATGGTATTATTGCTTTATACATTAATGAACTTGAAGGTGAAAAATGAAACTAACTACTGAAACTATCTCCGTACTGAAAAACTTCTCTACGATTAACGCTAATCTTATGGTGAAGGCGGGGTCTAGTCTTTCAACTATGTCTGCGATGAAGAACATCGTGGCCAAGGCAAATGTTACTGAGAAATTTCCCAGTGACTTTGCTATCTATGATTTGAATGAGTTTCTATCGGCACTCTCTCTATTCGGTAAACCCGATCTAGATTTTAATAATGAATTTGTTAATATTACAGAAGAGGGAACATCGGAATCTCTCAAGTATTGGTTCTCTGATCCATCCGTGGTAACGACTCCATCTAAAGAGATTTCGATGCCCTCAACTGAGTTGACTTTTAATCTATCTAGTGAGACTCTTGACAGAATCACCAAGGCAGCTGCCATTATCGGTGTTCCTGACATGGCACTTTCTGGTGGTAAGTTGATGGTCACTGATAAGAAGAACACCACAGCAAACGCATTTGAGACATCTCTGGATGTTGGCAAAGTTGATGCAGAATATAAATTCTGGTTCAAGGTTGAGAATCTAAAGTTGATGCCAGGCTCGTATGACGTTGAAGTGTCCTCTAAAAAAATTAGTCATTTTACTAGCACCAAGCTCGGTGTACAGTATTGGATTGCATTGGAACCTGAGTCAGTTTATACTGTATCGGAACCCGCATCAGTTAACAATGACTAATTTGAGGAATTTATATTATGGAACAATTTTTATGGGCCGAGCAATATCGGCCAAGAGATATAGAGTCCTGCGTACTTCCTAAGACTCTAAAATCTTCCTTGCAATCTTTTGTTGACAAGGAAACACTACCCAATCTGATTCTCTCAGGCGGTCCCGGCGTTGGTAAGACTACTGCCGCCCGCGCCATGTTGGAGCAGATTGGGTCAACCTATATGTTTATTAACGGTTCTGAAGAGTCAGGTATTGACGTTCTCAGAACCAAGATAAAAAACTTTGCGTCCACTGTGTCGCTTGAGGGCGGTAAGAAATATCTCATTCTTGATGAGGCAGATTATCTAAATCCACAGTCAACGCAACCAGCCCTTCGTGGGTTCATTGAAGAATTCCACAAGAACTGTGGATTCATTCTAACATGTAACTACAAGAATCGTATTATCCCTGCACTACAATCCCGTTGCAGTGTAATTGACTTTGTAATTCCAAATGCAGAGAAGGCCAAGCTTGCTCAACAATTCTTCAAGAGAGTGATGGAAATTCTCAATGAGAATGAAATCAAGTTTAATGAGAAGGTCGTTGCAGAACTCATAAATAATCATTTTCCAGACTGGCGAAAAGTTCTGAATGAACTGCAACGATATTCTGTGTCTGGTGAAATTGATGCTGGTATTTTGGTAAACCTTGGTGACAAGAACATCAAAGACCTGATGGCCATGATGAAGAAAAAGGAGTTTACCAATGTTCGTAAATGGGTTGTTGATAATCTTGACAACGATTCTGATAAGTTGTTTCGCAGTATTTATGATAATCTATATGAGTTTGTTGACCCTAGTAGCATTCCTCATGTTGTTGTGGCTTTGGGTGAATACCAGTATAAAGCAGCGTTTGTTGCCGATCTGGAAATCAACATGATGGCTTGTCTTACTGAGATTATGGGAAGAGTAAAATTCAAATGACAGATGATGCATCACAGGGCCATGTCGGAATTTATCACGACAGTAAATGTTGTGAAGTTTTTGACAACTTACTAGAACCGCATGTTGCTGAATATATAGAGTCCCAAATTCGTGAAGTGCATTGGAAATATGATTATAAATCCCATAAGAAGGGAATACAGCCACACTGGCATGTTCTTGGTGGTCACAATGAAGAAGCGGTTATTAATAATGGATATGAATATCTACTTCATATTTGGGAAGCTGCAGCATATAAATTAAAGCTAAAAGAAGATTATAACATCGTTGAATGGAAGCGTGTGTATATGAATGCCCACACCAATGGTGTAGAACCACATATGCATACCGATGATGGCGATTTTACTATGATGTATTATCCCCGATTAGATTGGAAACCAGAGTGGCTTGGTGGTACTGCAATCTGGGATGATGAGGGTAAAAACATTGATAGGTTTTGTAACTATGTTGGTAATAGACTATTGATTTTCCCTGCTAAAAATAAACATCAAGCAATGCCTGTATCTAAATTCTGTTATGAGTTAAGGGCTGTTGTTGTATTTAAACTTTATATATCTGGAGCAAGTATTTGAGAGACTCGACTTCTATAAAACTTGATTTCCTAGAGTCTATTGGGTGTTCTGAAAAAACCCATACCGGCCGAACTTTAATAGAACATCTTATGGGAGTTCGTAGGATATTAAAAGAGTGGGGCGCACCAGAGTATTTACAGGATGCCGGTTTGTTTCATGCTGTATATGGAACTGCATATCTTAAAGAACAGATGACTGTAAACAGAGATAAAGTTCGTGATCTTATCGGAGAACATGCAGAGGAAATATGTTTTCTATTTTGTACAATACCACATCCTAGAAATGATAATATTAATAATATAGAGGATGAACAATTAAGGATTGATCTATTAGTATTGACTGAAGCAAATATAGATGATGAGGCTCATCGTCCGCGCCGCCTGAAAAATTGGCGTAAAAAAATGATATTAGGAAGAGAGGTTTATAATATTTGAATTAAAGGACTATCTCAAAGCAGTTAATCAGACCAAAGAACCTCTCATGGATGGTGATGATGAAGAGTGGGAAAAGAAATACCTCCCCTTCATTGTCAACAAATGTGTAGCTCCATTCCCTGATACCATTATGTTGGTGAATGAGATTAACCAACTACCACATGTCGATAAGAAACTCCAGTTTGATTTTTTGATAAATAGTCTCAGGCCAAGGAAGAGATTTACACCGTGGTTGAAGGCGAAGAAATTAGAGAATCTAGAGTATGTTAAAGAGTTTTATGGGTATAATAATGCAAAGGCTAAATCCGCTCTTGATATATTGTCTGAGGAACAAATTTCTGCCATAAAAAGAAGATTATATAAAGGTGGGAAAAATGGAAGAGATCAATTGGACACAGGAACAGATGTTAGAAATAGGGTTGAAAGAACCTGATGATTTTTTGAAGGTAAGAGAGACTTTATCTCGTATTGGCGTTGCATCCCGTAAAGAAAAGAAACTATATCAATCATGTCATATTCTGCATAAGCAGGGTAGGTATTTCATTGTTCACTTCAAGGAGTTGTTTGCTCTTGATGGTAAGAATACAAACCTGTCAGTCAATGATATTTCTCGCAGGAACACGATTACTAATCTGTTAAAAGATTGGGGGCTTGTCACCGTCATTGGGGAAATTGGTGAGGTTGCCCCTCTAAGTCAGATTAAGGTCTTATCGTATTCTGAGAAGGCCGACTGGACGTTAGAAACTAAATAATTCTTATTCTTTCTCATGATGAGGAAGATGATCCTAATATAACTGGTGAGAAGTTGGTTGAAAAATCTAAGTCTAAAGGCTTAGAATATTATATGATGGAAATGGATGGTGGGTATATAAGCATTAATGATAAAGGTCAAAAAATTGCTCATCATTGGGATAAAGAAAATGAAAAATATGATGATAAAGGATTTCTATTAGACCCAGAAAATACTTTGGTGTTTGTTCGTGGTGCAATAACCAAAAGACACCCTTGGTTAGATACAGTTACGCAATTAGAGAGAGATGGTTTTTGTTGTATTAATTCTAGGCATTGCCATGAATTATGTAATGATAAATATCATACTTCATTATCTTTAGCTGATGTAGGATTGCGACAACCAAAAGCAGTTTTAATATCTCATGCTGATGGTGCAATTAGATCGGCAAAACTTTTAAATGAAAACTATCCTTTAATTTTAAAAACAGTAACGGGCACACATGGAGTTGGTGTTATCTTTATTGAAAGTGAAAAAAGTTTAACTGCAATAGTACAACTCTTATATAAATTGGATGAAAATATTGGTTTGATGTTACAAGAATATATTAAAACATCATTTGATGTTAGAGTGCATGTTTTGGATAGAAGAGTTGTTGCTACTTTAAAAAGACCAGTAGTTGAAGGTGATTTTAGAAGTAATGTTTCTCAGGGATCAAAAGCTAGTTTTATTAAATTAACTGATATAGAAAAAGAAGATTGTATCAAAGCAGCAGAAATAGTTGATGGGTTGTGGGTGGGTGTTGATTTTATTCCGTCTAGAAACAGAGAAAAGGAACAACCATTTATTATTGAAGTAAATAGTTCGCCGGGATCAGGACAAATTGATGATGTTAATGATATAGATTTAATAGACATTGTTTTAGAATATTACAAAGATAGAACAAAATGGTTAAAACCAAAACCATTTAGATCAATTTACACTTGACAAATCTACAGAAACCTGATATACTCTTAGAATGAACTTCTACACAAACGTCCTGCAATATGGAAACTCTATTCTTGTCCGCGAGGTCAGGGATGGAGAGCGCATGACTCGTAGAGTTAAATATGAACCCACATTGTTTGATCTAGTCAAGACCCGTGAGGAAACTGGCTATAAAACGCTGGACGGTAAGAGTGTTATACCTCACAAGTTTGATTCCATTAAGGAAGCCAAGGCCTGGGTTGCTAGTCGTGAAAACCAAGATATAATCTACGGCAACACGCAGTATCCTTATTGTTGGATTGCTGATGAATATCCTGATCGGGTTGATTGGGACTTGAGCCAGATGCTTATGGTCACCATCGATATTGAGGTTGAGTGCGAGAATGGTTTCCCCAAGCCAGAAGATGCCGCAGAACCGCTGTTGTCAATCACTGTCAAGAACCACCAGACCAAACGCATCGTTGTGTGGGGCATTGGTGAGTTCGTCACTAACCGTGAAGATGTAACTTACGTCCAGTGTGAGAGTGAAGTGCATCTTCTAAAGGAGTTTCTTATTTTTTGGGAACGCCACACACCTGATATTGTTACTGGATGGAATACAGAGTTCTTTGATATTCCCTATCTGGTTAATCGTATTCGCAATGTATTTGATGAGGAAGAAGTCAAACGTCTTTCGCCGTGGAAGAACGTGTTTTCCCGTGAGGTGTACCAGATGGGCCGCACTCATCAGATATACACACTGGATGGTATTGCTGCACTAGATTACTTTGACTTGTATCGCAAGTTCACATATACCAATCAGGAATCCTATCGCCTTGGCCACATTGCATTTGTGGAACTAGATGAACGCAAAGCCGGTAATCCTTATGAGACATTTCGTGAATGGTATACCAAGGATTATCAGTCGTTCATTGAATACAACATTCAAGATGTGGAGATTGTTGACCGCCTTGAAGACAAGATGAAACTGATAGAGCTCGCATTGACGATGGCGTATGATGCGAAGGTCAACTTTACGGATGTGCTTGGTACAGTGCGTTATTGGGACATTCTAATATACAACTATCTGCGTGAGAGGAAATATGTAATTCCTCAAAAGTCAGAGAAGAAGAAGGTTGAGAAGTTTGAGGGTGCCTATGTGAAAGATTTTCGTGAGGAGTTT